TTTAACATCTATCCAGGAAGCCCACGCGCTTAATTTTGACTTTAACGCTATTCCGGCAGGCGCTAAAGCCTTATTAAATCCTTTTAGTAGGAATATAGGCTTTTGATATATAGGCATCGTATTACATTACAATCCAATTCGCCAACAGCCATCGCCGGGGGCTGTTATACTGCAAGCTGGGGGACTGTGACGACATTCTGGGGTAATGTCATGGATGCGGGAGCTGTAGAAAGTACCCTACATAGTAAAGCGCAACAAATAACAGCGGTTAAAATTTTAGCCCGATATACTACGGGTATTGATAAAAAAACGTGTCGGCTTGTATATGGCGGTGATATAATAGTAATAGAAAGCGTAATTGATGTAACAAACCGCAAAAATGAAATAGTAATCCAGGGGAGGTATGAGAAAAGATGATAAGGGTTAGGCATAATGGGGCGAGGGTATCCCGTAGACTCCATCAATTACCAGAAAACATAAAAAGATCCTTATCGGATGCCTTACTGGAAATTGCTTTAGTAGATATTGAAACCGAGGCAAAGTTAAAACTAACCCGGGATAAGCATATCGACACGGGTCGTTTACGGGCAAGTATTCATACGGAATACATGGGCGGACCCATTCGTATTTTATCCGGGAATATTGAAGATGAATTCACGTTTATAGTTGGGACTAATGTTGTATACGCGAAAAAAATCGAAGGTATTGACAGTTATTTAATTTATGCTTATAAAAAAGCTATACCAAAGTTACGCGCCGTAGTGGGTGATGCTATTAAGGAGGGTATGAGGTGAGTTCTAAATTTGAGGTACAAACGGCATTATTTAGCGCTTTGACGTCGTCAAGTACTTTAATGTCGGCAATAAATAATAACATATATGACCACATGCCAGATAATAGCGGTTATCCTTATGTAGCTTTAGCGGCTTGTAGTACCCTCCCAGCCAACAGGCACGGCCGGAAAGGGTGGCGGCATCTCTTTACTTTTGAAGTAGCCACCCAACCAGGCACGCTGGGCAGTTATACCCGGGAAGCTATTGCGGGAGAAATAGACAAAGTTTTAAACCTTAAAACTTTTAACTTGACTACAACCGCATATAATTTGGTAAAGGGTCAATTGGTAAGCGATAACGATTATGAGGATAATGATATCTGGGGTAAAAATATCACATATGACTTTACGGTGCATGATAGCACCGATTTGTAAAAAGGAGGTTTTGGGACCATGTATTTAGGAAATGGATGTACGTTACTAATTGGAACTACCAATACAGTAAGCGAAATAACTTTTGTTACTTCGCCAGGATACGAGGGTGATACCCTTGACACAACGACCCATAATAATTCGAATAGATTTAGGACTTTTATTAAGGGTTTAATAGATGCCGGTACCATAGACTTTGATGGGCTAGCTAGTAGTACAAACGTTGGGATGTTGGAAGGATTCGCGGCTACTACAACAACTTATAGCGTAACGGTGACAATGCCAACGGGTCCGAGTGTATCAAAATTTGAATGTAATGGGCACTTTGAAAGTTTTAAGGTTAATGGCCCACACGATGATCTGTTAGACTTTTCAGCAGCAATAAAAATATCTGGAAAGCCAACATTTAGTAAGGTGTAAAGGTGGTAATGTAGATGTTAATAAAATTGGGCGCGAACGATTACAAAGTAGAATTCGACTTTAATGCAATATGCGAAATTGAGGATCTAACGGCTATGTCGGTTTACGGTCTGGCTATAAACCAAAATAGGTTAGGACTAGGGGCGATAAGAGCCATTTTAAAAGCCGGATTATCCAGGCATCATCCAGAAATACAACTTCTAGAAGTGGGGGACATGATACAGGACCATGTAAAAAGTGGGAAAAGCCTGCAAACCTTAACAACTAGAATAGTGGATTGTATGAAGGATTCTGGTTTGTTGAAAGAGGGCGCAACGTCGGAAAAAGTTACCGAAAAAAAAAGAGCTGGCGGGAAGAGATAAGGGATTTATATGCTATTGGAGCCCGCTGGCTTACTTATGAAGATTTTATGCGATTTACGCCAGCCGCCTTTAACATATTTGTTGAGGCGCGCGTAAAAGTTGAAAAGGATTTATATTTCATAGAGAACAAACGTTTTGGGGTTGTTTGTGCTACTATTGCTAATATATTTAGTAAAAAGCGGTATAAAGCTTCGGACTTCTTCAACACCGAAGCCCGGGACAAACAAACGCCGGAACAAATGGCGGAGATTTTCAAAGCCTTAACGATCGGCTTAGGGGGGACGGTGATCGAATGAGTACACAACAAGAGGAATTTAAAATCATTATAGATGCAGAAACGGAAGAAGCCGGATCCAATCTGGAGGATATGGGCGGTATTTTTGACGGGCTGGGGGCAATCGTTACGGGCTTTGCGGCAACCGCCGGCGCCGCCTTAGTATCTTTGGCGGCGATTATTGTTGGTAAGGCGGTCAGTTCTACCGAAGACCTAGATCGGGCGGTGGCTAATTTATCCAACCAGACCGGCGCGTCGACTAAAGAAATGGGAGAATTCAGGGATAACATAAAAGATATTTATACCCAGAATTGGGGCGAAAGCTTCGACGACATCGCCCAAGCGATGGCCGAAGTGAAAAAGCAAACAAAGCTAACAGGGGACGAGCTCAAAAATACTACTAAAGATGCCATTATCCTTCGCGATACCTTCGGATACGAGGTAAACGAATCCACTAGAGCCGCTAAACAGTTAATGGATCAATTTGGTATTTCATCCCGGGAAGCTTTCAATTTTATTGCCCAAGGAGCTCAAAAAGGCCTTGATAAAAATGGCGACCTATTGGATACCATAAACGAATATGCTAACCAGTTTAAAGCCTTAGGCTTTACTAGCGAACAAATGTTTGATACGTTAGTAGCCGGTGCCGAAGGCGGGGCATTCTCTATTGACAAAATAGGGGACGCCGTAAAGGAATTCAATATCAGGGCTAAAGATGGAAGTAAGACGTCTAGTGATGCTTTTACGGCCTTGGGTATGGACGCTGAAAAGATGACCAAGCGTTTTGCTGCCGGAGGCGAAGACGCAAACAAAGCTTTTTATGAAGTAATAGACACCTTAGGCAAAATAAAAGATCCTGTAAAACAAAATGCTATAGGTGTGGGGCTATTTGGTACTATGTTTGAGGATCTAGAGGCTAAAGGCGTTCTAGCCCTTGGAAAAGTAGAAAAGGGTTTTGATAAAACAAAGGATACAATGGCCGATTTAGACGCCAATACCTTCAAAGGGATAGGGGAATACCTAACCACCTTTGGAAGGTTATTAGAGGTTAATGTATTAATCCCATTGGGTGAGAAAATAACGCCCGTATTACATGCTTTCCTTAAATGGTTTGAAAGCAATTTACCCAAAATAATTGATATTATGGGTCGTGTTGCGGACTTTTTTAAAAAGACCTTTGGGCCTATAATAATGCAATCCTTCGATGATGCTAAGAAGCAATTAGGAAATTTTATATCAGGATCCGGGGACTTAACGACCCAAATTGGGCCGATAATGGATGCACTAAAGGATCTCTTTAAAAGCGTGGCGGATATGTGGGGCCAATACTCTAAAGTTATCATCAATGATGTATTGCCCGCAGTGCTTAACGTTTTGAAGGTTTGGGGGCCATTGATTGGGTCGGTATTCGTAGGGGTAATAAAGGCCTTAACACTTATGTACCAGGGTTGGAATGCCATATTTAGTTTTTTAGCCCCTGTTATATCTGGCGTAGCTTCTTATATATCCGGAGCCGTTAGCGGTATACTAACTATTATCCGTGGGCTGGTTACTATGGTATCGGGGATTATCCATGGCGATTGGTCGGAAGTATGGAAGGGCGCCAAAATGATAGTATCCGGAATATTTAATAATATAAAACTTTTAATAAAAACTAGCTGGACAGTTATAGCCGGAATATTTAAAGTTGGATTAACCATTATGGTTGGCCTCATAAAGTTTTATTTAAAAGCCGGTGTGGCGGTATTTGTTGGAAGTATTAACCTAATGAAAGCATTAATTAATAAAGGCTTTTCTTTTATGGTTAATACTATAAGAACCAAAGGCGGAAATATTCGGGAAATAATTAAGAACGTTTTTAATTATATAAAAAATACCTTATCCGGTCTAGCAAAATCGGCTTTTAATTGGGGGGCCAATTTCCTTAGCGCTTTTGGTAAGGGTGTAAAATCTAAATTAAAAGAGCTAAAAGATGCGGCATTGGATGCCGCCAAAGCCATTAAAAAAGTATTGGGCTTCCATTCGCCAACAAAGGAAGGCCCTGGAAGATTTGCGGATACATGGGCGCCCAATTTTATGGATATGTTCATTGATGGATTAAGGTCAAAACAGATGGAATTATCCAAATTAGCTGGCGGCATGGCTGGTATACTTGAACATTCTAGCCAGGTAGACGTTAACCCAGTAAGGCCTGGGGGAGGGTCAACCAATGCCACCGTCACAATGAACGGGGCATATTTAGACCAACGAATGATCGAAATGGTGATGCAAAGAACTATAAGAATGATAAAAAATAGGAGGTAACTCATGACACGATCAAGCGCAACTATAGAAGTGCTATGTTTTGATAGCATTCAAATACTACAAACCGGATCTAGTTCGGTAACCTGTGTTACCTCCGGGGCCACCGCTTCGGTCGGGGATTTTATGGTTAATATCAATTGGCGGAAAAATCCACCGGTGCGCTATGGGGATTATGACTCATGCCGAAGGAAAATAATATACGCCTCTGGATCGACTTTCGAAGTATCGGAGGCTATTGCGGGTCAAACTAGGAATAATGTAATAGCTTTATACAAGTATAAGGACGTCACCCAGTATTTAAAGGAAGGGTCGCTTAAAATGAATTTGTCCTCAAAAGGAAATAGCGAGGCGTCATTTACTTTTGAATTGGAGCCCGAACCGCCGCAAAAATTTATACATACTGGTGGATGGGATGACTCTTTTGTATATGGCTTCGTTCTTGGCTTCACTTTAGCTTCGGGAACCTGGGTTAATTTATCTGGTATGCCAGTCGAAAGAGCCGCCCATAGTAGTTATAATATAGCCGGTAATTGTTATGCCGGTATGGGTGTAGACAATAGTATAAACCGTCTTAGCAGCTGGGATATGTATGATAACATTAATGATGCGTGGATAAATAAAACAGGCGTAGCGGTTACCAGATCAGAATGCCAGGAGGCTGCTATAGAAGATTATGGGTATTTGTGTGGAGGGTATGATGATCCCGGTAATTTTTATGGAACCTTGGAAAAATATGATCCCGTTGCGGATACCTGGGCTGCTCTTACTTCGGGAGATTTTAACGGGATGGCGCTAGGTAAAGGTATGAATCTATGCAATACTTTATTCGTTGACTATTATAGGAATGATACTACTTTTGCGCCGCATGCATTATGGTATTTACCTATTTCGGATACCTGGCAATCCTTCATAGTCAACAGCGGGGCACCGCTTCGGCTATTACCATCCGTAACGCATATATTGCAAGGGTTTAAAGCCGGTATGGTCGGAGG